CCTTCTTCATCTACGGCATCGTTCTGTTTAAATATTAGTCGATGTCTTTGGTCCCCTGCATTCATTCTTCATCACCTGCCGGTAATTCACGAGCTTTAAGCCGTAAAATGATGCGTTCCAAACTATATTGTAAATTGGTAGTTACCGTACCAATCACTTGAGGACGACGCTCCTCATAATAGCCGGCCACCAATAGTTTGATAGCCATTCCATAACTAACAGTAGATTGATCTTTAATACCAGAGTCCTCCAACTCTTCAACAGCAGTATCGATAAATTCTTGAATTTGAGTATTTTCCTCATCGCCGTCAATTTTTAAATATTCTTTTACATTTTGTAAATCTGGTAGAGGCATCAAAAATCCCCCTTACTCTTCTGGTAAGAGGGATTTAATGTGCTGAACGACACCTTTACGGTCCGATCCACTTTGTTCCATCTCTAATAACTGTTTCAATTCGTCTGTTGATAGATCAGCAGTGATTGCTTCTTGTACTTGAGTTACATTACCATCAAGTACAGAAGGCTCTTCATTCCTTTTAGGTTCCTCTATTTTTTCTCCTAAGTAACCTTTTTCTTGCAATTCTTTAATGCGTTTTTCGTCATTAGATTCATAGATGTCACCAGCAGCATAATACTTTTTAGTAAGTTTATCGATAAAACGTTTTAGAACTATATATTTCATTTAAAATCCCTCACTTTTATGATGATTGGATAATCCCAACCGCACGTAAGGCGGCTAGGATTTCATTTTGTTTAGCAGCAATGTCTTCTGCAGTTGCTGAAGATGGGTCAGCATGATCTTCTATTGGTTCCGCTTGTTTCCCATCGGCGGTAATACTACCACCTGTTGTTAAATGGATATCGTTAAAATAAGGCATATTCAACACCTCCATGTTAGATTTCTGGTTTATTAGACTGTTTCTACCACTTTCGCAATACGGAATGCAGATTTTAACTTGATTTGGTGATCTAACCAAGCTGTTAGAACGAACAATTCCACACCTGTTTTTACATCTTTATCACGATCACGTAACATCTGAAGATCGTAGTTAAAATGAGAATAAGCAAAGTCACCAACAATAGGATCTGAAGCAGCATCGACGAATTCAGCAGGTACACCTAAGACTTGTTCTGGTTGAGCGTTATAGAGAGATGCATTACCGTTAGCTAACACTTCAATAATGTCCATGTAATCCGCATAACGCATTACCACTTTTGCATTATCACGGAAATCTTCATGCAAATCTGCAATAGCTGCTTTAATTGCTTTATATTTGGACTCTCCATTTACTTCTTTAATGTCGTTTTGAGTCGAATAGAAGGACATATGCTCTTCACCAGTTGCTGGTGTTGTAGCAAAAGCAACCTTTTTCTCTTTAGCTGCTAAACCTGATTCAAGACCTCGATCGACTGTTGTAACAAGATTTGTTGTAGTTCCGTTTAAAACAGTTTCGGAAATTGGTACAAATACTTTGAATTTGTGACGACCAAATGTAACAGTATCACCAGTTGCTTTCATTTCCTTCGCTGTTTCGGTATCACCGATAAAGTCATCATCATCCAATTGAAATGCAATTTTCGGAATTTCTAAGTTGGTTTCTTGCGTAAATACTGAGATGTCACGCAATGGATTTTTGACAAATGGTTCATGGATAAGTTCATTAGATACTGTTTTTGGCAGTAACTTTTCTCCACCAGTGCTAGGATCTGTGTTATCGCCTAACGCTTGAAAGACCTCTTTCGTAATAGGCTTATTGGTCATCGTAGCACGAATCATTTCCGCTTTCGCTTCGACTTTCTTTTGTTTTGGATCGTCGATACCTTTGATGTTGTTTTGATCTTCGAATTTTGCTTTTTGTTCTGCTTCTAGTTGATCGTGCTGCTCTTTAATCACATCAAATCGTTGTTTCAAATCATCTCGTGATTTTTGTAATGTTTGAATATCCTCAGATGTTTTGGATGTGTCAATAGCAGCATCTGCTAATTCATTTTCCACTTTTTGAAGTTGTTGACCGATGGTTGTCATGTTTTGTTTGTACTCAAAAAGCGTCTTTTGACCACCGAAATACTGCAAGTTATTTAGACGTAACCATTGTCCTTTTTGACGTTGTTGCACAGATTTTAATAATGCTTGGCTCTTTTTCATGTTAAATTCCTCCTAAAATATCTTTTATTAATGCTGAATTTTGTTTAGATTGTTCAGCTATTTTCTGTCTTCGTGCCATCTCTTCTTCAGAAATACCTTCTTCTTGTTTATCCACTTTCTTTTGAAGAGCTTTTGGCACATTTTTATATTGCTTAAATAAATCTTCACTGACAGAAGCAACGGCTTGATTTTCTTCTAGAACTACATCAGCTAGTCCGTATTGTTGAGCTTCATCTGCAGATAACCACGTTTCATCATCCAACATTTGCTTTAACTCATCTTCATTTAGTTTTTCACCTGCCTTTTGGAGATAACTTTGGACCGCTGACTGATTAATTCTGTCTAAATCATCCGCTTTTTTACGTAATTCATTGGCATTACCTAGCGCAATAGTCCAGGCGTTATGGATCATCATCATAGAATTTTTATACATATGAATCTGATCACCGGCCATTGCAATAACACTAGCGATGGATGCAGCTAAGGCATCTACATAAACATTCACTCTTGCCGGATGGCTTTTAAGCATATTGTGAATGGCGATTCCTTCAAAAACGGCACCACCAGGTGAATTAATGTGTAAATTAATGTTGGAAACATCGCCTAGATCGTCTAAATCTTGCTTGAAACTAGATGCTGTTGTATCTTCTTCTAACCATTGATAACGTTCTATGTCACCGTAAATAAAAACATCCGCTGAATCTTCTTGATTAGCAGACATCTTCATGCTCCAAAACTTGTTTCGCTTTTTAGCAAAATGTTGAAGGTTTAATTTCAATTGTCGCTTTCTCACTTAATCCACACCCCCTTTCAAATGGCATAAAAAATACACGTATTATAACGTGTTATCCATCCCCATTATTTGAATTATTACTGCTATTACTGTTTGATTTTCGTTCTGATGGATCCATATCAATTGGATATAAATCTCCGCTAACCCATAATTTAGATGCGTTCCCTCCCACCGGAGGTAAATCCTCATACATCCTAGCTTCATCTTGCTTCATCCACCCATTACGAATGGCTTTGGCGTAATAATCGCCTTGGGTAGAGATATCGCCTCTAAGAAGAGCCTTCGTGTTAAATTTAAAATAAAAACCAGCTTTTCTTTCGGCTGGTGTAAGTAATTTTCTATTAAATTCTTGCTCATACTGCCTTACAATTGGCATTAAAGTAAGGTCTACAAACATACGCATCAGCTGTTCATTACTTGAATAACTCTGCCCTTCTGTATCATTGAGCATTGTAACTGGCATATTAAAAACATTCGCTACCCTGGAACGTGTAATCCGTTCGGACGCGAATGTATCAGCTGCAACGTATTTTCTCTCCAATTCTTTAATTTCTACACCTTGTTCTTGGAACAAAATACCGCCATTATCCTTGTAGAACCTTTTAAAATCTTCAATGACTCTTTTTCTTTTGTCATCATCTAAATTTCCACCGTATTTCAATATAAATGAGTTTGGTGCAGATTGCATTTCTTTTAAACTGAACTCTCGAACTGCCTTATCAAAGTCATTGGCATTCTGTAACACTTTAATGGGATTAATTCCCTTTAAACTATGTGAACCTACAATATGCTTAACATGTAACATTTCCATATTGTGTACATAATAGCGATTCCCATCTTCACCTAGAACCTGGTACCATAATTCTTTACTGTTTCTTTCGATGACAGGCTCCACATAATCTGGATTAATTAATGTTAGTCCGGAAGGCTGTAACCTTATGTCACGTTCAATAAGAGCATAACCATTTCCTTCTTCATCCCTAGCAGTTTCTAAATTTCTAATAAACTCAAAACCTGTCATATTAGGATTGGGATTGTTAATTAACACATCCGAAGCACTATTTTGCTTCATTTCATAGTTTTGATACAATTTTAACGGCAATGTAGCCATACTATTGGATAGCCTTGTAACTGCGCTAAAAATAGTTTCATTAGTGGCTAAGGTGGAATTATCAATACCCCAAAATGACTTTCCCATCCAAGATGAAAAATCAAAGCCATCCCCCTTCCATGCTGCATAAGCGCTATAAAATGAGTATTTTAATCGCTGAAAGAATCTCAATGTTTCACCACCTTTCAATTTGAATTAGATGTGGATCACCTCCTTAGTAAACAAACATCCAATTTTTCATTCTGATAGGTTCGTTTTGTATACATGGTTGAAAATTGAAAAGTAAGATTACAATCAATAACAAACTGAATAATTTCATTTACCAATCACTCCTTCATCAAATCTTGCATACTAACAACTCCAATATCACCATCACCAGTTGGAACAACCAATTTTTCCATTACCTTTGTATGAGCATTTAACAATGCTGCAAATCCATCAATTTTACGATATCGACCAGCTTTTGTTGGTAATCTATTGTTATTTCGGTCTTTCACAAGCTCCACGTTGTTTATATACCAACGGAGAAGTGGATTCTCATTAAATATTACTTTTCCATCCAAAAACATTTCTTTCAAATCATCTAAAGCAGGACCAAGAGTTTGAAAACCTTGTCTTACTTTTTCTGTTTCAAAACCTTTTTCTTCTAACGATTTATTTAATCGGAAAGCTTTGGCCGGATCATAAGTAATCAATGGAATGTTATACATTTTAGCTTGTTCCTCGATCCATTCTTCGACAATGTCTTTGTTAATGTACTCTTCATCAACGATTGTTAAGTAATTATCTTTTTCCCACTCTCGATAAGGTATTTTTTCATTACCTTCTTTTACTTTTTTCAATGGAATCCAAGAATGAGATAAGACAAACACTTCTCCTGTTTCTAACGGAAATTCTACACAAGCACTTGTAAAGTCCTCAGAGTCAGATAAATCATAACCAGCAACCCCTTCAGCACCTTCAAGTACTTTAATATCCATGTGCTTATCGTTTTTCTCTAATGTTTTAAAATCAATAAAAGGAACTTTGCTGCCATTCGCAAATATATTAAATTGTTTAGTTATAAAGTCTGAACGCTCTTCTGGAGTTCGTTTATCCTTATCCCAATCATCCATGAGGACATCTAAATCAAGCGAAACCCCCATGTTAGGGTTTGCTTTAATCCATGTTTCTGGCTTTTCAAACTCTTCATCGTTATCTAATTCAGCCAAATAATAAAAAGTACGTTCATCTTGAATGGCACCTTCCAACACTTGAACACCATCAGCATAATATTTAACAAGAGGACCATCTAGTTGATAACCAGCAGTTGTAATATATAAAATAAGTGGTTGTTTACGAGATCCACGTGATTTTTTGATAACGTTAATCAGTTTATAATCCTTAAATTCGTGAATTTCATCAAATACACCAAGATGTGTATTCAAACCATCTAATTTTTCACTGTCTGAAGCACGAGGCTCAATTTTGGAAAATGCTTTAGCATACTCAATTTCATCACGCTTAGGAACGAATCTTTTTCTCAGCTTTGGCGATTTTTTTACCATCGCTTTGGCTTCATCAAAAATAATGCTTGCCTGTTGTTTAGCATTTGCTAACAGATAAACATTTGCACCGTTTTCCCCATCTTTGGAGAAAGAATACAGTGATAATCCTGATATTAATGTCGATTTACCGTTTTTTCGACCAACAAAAATAAGGCCCTCACGAAAGCGCCTTACACCAGTATCTTTATGAACCCAACCGTATAATGAACCTATCACAAAATGTTGCCACGGCTGAGCAATTAATTGATCATAATCACCTTTAGATGGTTTGCAATACTTTTCAATAAATCTTACTGGACGATATGCCTTTTCCTCATCAAACACCCATGGAAATTCGTCCGTTCCTTGCCTTTTTAAATCATTTAAATGCCTTTTGGCTGCTAAAATATTATTTTTACTTGCTACAATCTTGCCTTTAACAACTTGTTTAGCATACCAGGTTGTCAATAACTTGTCTGATGGTTTTTCAAGGATATTACCTTTCTTCACCTGGTCTTTTTTCCATGTTATAAAACTAAAACTTTGCTTTGCCTTCTTGATGTTAGAAGCTGTCGAAGTCGTCGTCATCTCCACCATTCTCTATTTTCTTTCGTTGTGCTGGAGTAAGACCAAGTGATTTTAACAAGTTATTAAGCGTTTGAACTGTTTTCGTTAATTCGATCGCGAGAGGATTTTTTACAAGATTCTTGGCTCCGAATTTATTAGTATGCTCCATTAAAAGAGTAGATTTTTTTAATTCTGCTTTCATTTTTCGATAAAATTGATGTGTTTCGACATACAATTTTATCAATTCTTCATCCGATTCTTGATAATTTTCGCCTAGGTATTCCCTCAGTAATTTCGCGGTTGGAACAGCCATTTTGTAAATCCTCCTCTCATCATTTTTTTCTGTTACCCCCCTTTCATGAAAATTTCTCCACGGTGAAAACGAAGGGGCGGCTCGCTCTGGGCGATTGATCGACTCCAGTTTATTGGGTAGGGGGGTATCACCATGTTTGCTCTGGATTTTCATTCACTTCAAAAGTTTTTATTTTTCTTGAAATCTTTTTCTCTTTCTTTTGTCCAAAACCTTTCTCAGGATGAAGATCGTTATGACAATCGAAGCAAACACTTATTAAGTTAGTATCTACCAAGGCTAGGGTTGGGTCATCTCTTAGGTGAACAATATGATGAACTGTATCAGCTGGTATAGGATCATCATACTCCATGCACACCTGGCACAGGTACTCATCTCTTTCTAGGATAGTCTCTCTCTTTTTTTGCCATATAAAACTTTTGTAAAAGGCATCTCGCATTGCCTTAGTTAAACTAGTTGTACTTGTCCAAAGAAATGGATTAACTTTCATCCTTTTCCACAACCGTTTTTAATGTATCAGCCATTA